CTGCTGTCGCAGCACACCCCCATTCCCACTCACACGACGACTAAGACAGACCCCATTTCTGGTGTCTGTACGTCGCCATACAAGGAGAACGAAGAGATGTGATGTTACTCACCTCCACAGGGACATTGTCCCGTTAGCCAGCGAGGCTAACCCATTGGCGCTTCGACTTGAAGGCGCCACGCTTCGTACTGAAGCTGAAGTCCAGACCTTGCGATCTACCTTGCAGGTAGTCTAGAGGTCCCGGAGCATACTCATTCTCCCAGTGAGGAGTCAGAGATATGCGGACGTCATGCCCAGTCGATCCCGCGCTTCCCTGAGAGCGCACCGCGCCCATGCGTCGAACTGAACCGGAAGGTTCGGCCTTACATGAGCACAATACACTCGGTAACAGGCAAACGCAGAACCGTGCACCAACATCTGGTTGGTCAGGCACACCTCCAAGTTCATCACCGGAACTTCGGGTCCAATCGGCGGACGCCCGGATGCTACGTAGGAGACTACGTCGCACGGAATCGTCACTGAGAAGATCCTCATTCCCGGATATTGGTGAACTAGGTGAGTAATGCCCGATTCCCCATTTGTTAAGGCAGGCGTTTTCGTTTCCATCAATCTCATCCTTCTGTAAAGTTGGACTGTAGATTAGCCTCTTTTGCTTCCAACCCTGCAAGTCCGCGTCAAAACGCAGCTTCGTAGAGAATAGGAGGCTTATGAAGGCCAAACCCGCACCCGGTTCTCGGGTTCGGGGGATGGACGTCCTTGCCACTGAGCTTACCAAGTCCCTGATTACCTGGGCAACGTGCCACATTCCTCTCAAATAGAAGAGGTCTGCAGTCGCATTCCAAGCCATCACTTCTTCGGCACTCCAGTGTCGTAAGTCGTCATGCGGGATTCGACGGGCATAAACGGGGTTAACCGCTACACCTTTGAAGTAGTCCCCACCGCAAGATTCGCGGAAGTTGCCTTCCTTAAACGACTTGCTGACGTTAACCTTAAGAGCGTAGCTCTCAAGGAAACTTACAACGGCGTCCGCATATTCTACAGGGACAATTATGTCATCCCCATAGATGTCGATCAACCGTGAGTACGCTTTGATTGATCGCGAACTCGGACGTTTACCGTCTGATCGGTGCATAGCACATTGAATAAGTGTGTAAAACACCATCGCCTCAACAGGAAAGCACATGGCTGATCCCATCGATGCGAACTTATTCAGGACTATGTTCGTATCATCAGGTAACGTAGCAGACAAAGACCGAGAGTCCTCCAAGTATTCGAGGATCCCTGAGGTCTTGAAGATACGTTGAACAAGCGCGAGGTGCACTCGGTCAGAGGCATCTTTCAGGTCTAGCGTTGCTAGTCGTTTGTCAATGCTGCTACGGTAAGCGAGTCTCTGATTCGGCTCTTGCCGCGTGAAGCGGATAGAGTTACGCGTCAGTTCGTGGCTTTCGAGCACCCTGTAGGAATAATCTTTCAGGGCTTGTTGCATGTATTGCACATGTGACGGCTCGATAGCTATGACTCGTGGAGTGAGCTGAGTCTTGGGAACAAAGACTACCCGTACCGGCATTTCCTCCGATACGGACAGGAACTTCACTCCTTCCAGCCCGATCGATTCCCCGGTAATTCCGACGTCTCCTGCGACCCCATAATTGGGGAAGCAGTGCAAATCGGAAGGGAATCGGAACTCGCTCCTGTCGTTCCAAAACCGAACACCGTATCGCTCATTTGCGAGACGACGGTCAGCGGTAACGCCAGGCCCATGACTACAGATGAGATCGACATCGTTAATCTCAGGGAAAACCTGGGACCAGAGGATGCCCGAAAGCTCATCGAGGAGTAAATCCTCCCTCGAGACTGAGGTCGTAGCATGGTAGAGTTCTCCTTCTATTGCCTTGAATTGCAAAGTCGCCGCTGCTTCACGTTGCGGCGAACAGTTGATCTTTAGCTTCTTAAAGAAGCGACAGACCTGCCGGATATAAAATACAGATACCGGGCAACTATCAGGCAATAGCCTACCATCCTTATCAAACACACGCTGGAAAAACCCCTTAAGAAAACAGGGGAGCTTCCCATGCCGACTAAAACTGGTCGGACATGTGAGCGTCCCACACTCCAGGCCTCTTTCGAGAGCATCTGAGAGAGTGGGGAGGGTAATCGTCAAAAACGAAAGCCCTTCGTGCTTGCATCGATGTAGCAAAGTAGCTACATCGCGTTCTACGGACAAGTCTAGGTCCAATGCTCCTTGATGGAGCACGGCCTTGACGAGCATGGTCGGTCTTTTCACTGGTACCTCCTTTGAAGAAAGGACACCAGGACCGTCCATGCATCACACCCGGTAGGGGACTACTTGGTCACCTCGTCATCTTTCGAAGACGAGGCTGTTGGATTGCGAAAATCACTAATCGCAGCCAGGAGGAGTGAGATGAGTGGAAGAAAACCACTCGCCTTACGGGCAACCTTACGGATGCCCATTAGAACTCACCCCCCAACACCTTGTTATAATTGGCCGATGAAAGCCAAGTTTTCAAGGCGTCGATCAAGTAACCGATCTCAGTGTCGGTAAAGCCAGCACGCGGCTCGTCAACGACGAGATACGCACTGACCCCCAGCTCCTTATTAACTCCGGAGATAGGATCTGCCGCAACTTTCTTCTGCGACAGCCGAACTTCACGTCGAAACCGCGTTGCAGTTTGATTTTGCTTCGTGGTCATAAACGTGTTACCGTCAGCGGACGTAAAGATGTTCTGCGTCGGACCTGTAGAGGTCTTAGGCAAAGACACCGCGACCGCATTGATGGTGACGGACTGAGGATCTGCGAGCATGGAAGCTCCTTTCTTTTACGCTATTTGTAGGTTTACTAGATAGACCAATCAGGTAGTCGAGAGAGGCCAAGTGCTCCCAATATCCCTAACTGGGTTGCTGAAAGATCTTTCTCTTTCAGCGCTATGTCAAAAGGACCACCCCTAACGCGCGACTTAGCGAACGCGCGTGTAAGAGCAGTGGCTCGTACCGAAAACGTCTCACCACTACGCCTCTTGAACGATCCTGAAGCAACATACTCCATGGACCATTCTTGAGACCTCATGATGTAGAGGTAATCGGCTGCTAGTCTTTCGGCAACTCCAGCATAATCTAGGTTTTCTAGAAGATAGCCTAGGTTGGAGAACCAATCGACAAGCCACGACCAGGGTATCGCGTTGTATATTACGTCAGGAGTTACTCTGTAGCCCGAAAGGGCTCGCAGAAGCCTTCTGCTATACTCAACGTCCCTGGGTCCACCAGGTAACCAGTAGCGGAACTGAGCAGAAGCCCAGACCCGTTCCCGGAAAAACGTGGTAGTCTTCCAAGTTGGCTGTGATGCATAATACTGGGTAACCAGAACCGGCTGGAAAGCCGAATAACTGGACCCTTGCGCCACAGCGTTAGGAGAGGACTCGTCCTTAAGCGTTATTCGCCGACGGACGGGACGACCATTGTCACGAAGAAGCTGAGCGAGTCTCTTTTGCAACTTAGCCTGAAGGCTAAGAAAGCTCTTGATATCGTTCAACAAAGGGATCCACCCGAACTGAATTGCGAGATTGTAATCTGCAACTCCTCGTAGTCCGCGTTTATGGTAATCCGCTTTGAACAGCTGAGGCATTTCTCGTAGCTCATAAATTGAATTTAGAGCAGAGAATTCCGGCTGTGTAGGCTTCATCTTCGCGAATGCTTCGGCAGCGTAACCGGACCCTAGCATGCTAGCAACCGTCAACGATGGTTGTGAGTATGGTGAGATGTTCGCAAAGAACATCCCTTTATAGTGTTGGTCATTAGGACCACCACGCCAATACTCAGTGTTCGGAGAGGGAGAATGTGTGGTATCAGCTCCGCGTAAAACGAAGCTGCCACCTATGTTCCTCCCGGTACCCAGTTGACCTGGATACCCGTAATGACCATCACTAACCGCCAACCACTTATCTACAGACCTTGCGGTCCGATAGTGGGTGATCGTTGGAAAGTTAGTCTGAAAGTCTTGCCCAGCGGGCACGACTCGACTCTTGGTCAGCCAAGGCATAAATACAACACCTTTTGACAGTGCACAAAATGTGACGTCCCGAAGAACGCGGGGGCCCCGAAGGGGCTGTCATCAAC